ACCGTGTTCTCGCGAACCTTCAAAATCTTTAATTTCACCATCACCTAATAATTGTGATAAATCATCATCATCAAAAAAAGGCTTTAAATCATAATCCATAGTAAGTTCTTCAAGAACTTCTCTGTCCCATTCTGATAAATCAGATGACCTATTATCTGCAATAGCTAAACCAACTTTTTGATCTTTAGTTAAATTAGTTCTTTTTACTGCAATAATCTCATCTCCATTTGTTTCTATAACTTTTACATTTTTTACTCCGGCTGCTTTAGCGCCTTCAATTGTTCCATTTCCAGCAATAATTGTATTATTTTCATCAATAACAATTGATCTACCAGTACCAAATTTTTCTAAAGATTCAGAAATTAATTTTGCTGATCGATCAGTTCTTAATCGAGCATTGTTGGGATCTTGATTTAATTCCTGGATCGAGATCGTGTTTTCCGATTTTTCCTGCATAATCTAATGATTTGTCTATTAATTTTAATTGGTTATGAACTGATAATATCAAGTCTTTTTCAATTGGCATCTTTTCCTCTATAGCGTTATCACGAATTGCTGCTGCAATAACTTCAGCTTTAAATAATAGTTTTTTTAAAGATTTAATTACTGGTTTCTGTCTTTCTGATGTCATTTAAAATACCTTTTGAATTGTTTAATTGTTGTTTAACTTTAAGAATATAACTAGGAAGTTCCATTTTATTTCCTTTTAAATTTTCTTGTCTAATTTTATTTAATTCTTTACAACTAGCTTCCCAACTTTCTTTTCTTAAAGTATGAATTAATCTTGTTTTATCTTTTGGTATATCTACACCAACATTGTTACATATAGTTGAGGATTCATCACGAAAGCCAGATTTTACAATTGAACCATCATCTCCTCTTTGAGGATAAGCAGCTTGACACCAACAAATAATAGCTAAATCATGGTTTTGATTATAGCCAGGTAATTCATTAGATAAATATCCATCAGAGTTATGAACAATTCCAGAATCATTGCAAGCGAAACAATTAAAATCTGGAACGCGAAAAGTTAAATCACGATCAATAGCTGATCTTTTAAAAAAAGTCATAATGCGGGTTTAAAAAGGAATATCTTTCCTGGACTTTAATTTTAACTTGCTTTTTTGTTCTTGTACACAAAGAAATACTTCATAGTAGCCATCTTTTATCCATTTAAACGCATTTGGAAAACAGGTAACAAAGCCACCATCTTTTTCAATTTTATTTTGGTCAGCTATAGCTCTTAATAAAGCAGGTTTTAATTGACTTTGTATTTTTTTCGAAAGTTTATTGTAATGCTGAAAAGTAAGTTTTTTAGATTGACCACTAGCCCTTTTTTTAATTTTTTGATATTGATCCCAAAAATCATTAAATTCATCAGTATATATATTATTTGTTTTAGTTATTTGTTTTAGTTTATCTTGTTTTAGTTCGTGTATCTCTCGAATACTACCCCTAGTATCTGAGAAAGACTGGGGTGGTATCTTAGAAATACTAGTATCTGAAAAATACTGCGGTTGTTTACTAGGGTTTTGAAGTTCTGGGTGAGTGGTGGTATTTGTGAAAGACTCCCTATTTGGTTGTTCAACTTTTAATTCATGCCATACTGTAACTCGATAAGCATTAGTTGATTGAAGGCCATCTTCAACTCTACCTATTTTTTCTAACCAACCTTTTTCGCATAATGATTTAATTACTTTAACAACTTTATTACGACCAATTTTTGCATCTTTAGCAATAGTTGAATAAGAAGGCCATATATTAGGATAGTAACTTTGTAAAACCCATAAAACAGCTAATTCATAAGGATCAATTCTACCTTTTAAAGCTGTTGGTAAAGATACAAATGGCGTTTTTTCAGGTATAAAACTCATGGTTCAAAAAATTTATATTGATGTCAAAGGGCTAGATCCAGCTCCGCAAGGAAGTAAAGTCTACATTGGCAAAGGAAGAATGATTGAAAGTTGTAAAAGATTGAAGTCATGGCGGGTTTTAGTTAAGAAAGAAATCAAAAAAGCTAATAAAGAAATGATAACTGGACCTTGTGAAGTCCACATTTGTTTTCGTTTATCAAGGCCTCAGTATCATTTTTTATCCAGTGGTGAACTAAGAGAAGATGCACCTAAACATGTAATTACAAAGAATAGAGGTGATCTTGATAAATTAGTAAGAGCATGTTTTGATTCACTAAGCATGACAGCTATTTCAGATGATGCCACCGTTGTGCAGTTAAATGCAAAAAAAAGGTTCGTCACTGAACATGAAGAACCTGGAGCACAAATTTTAATTTTAAGTAAAGAATAGCCGAACAGACCCCAACCCGCAAAAGTTAGTCTTTCCCTTCAATAGCTTTGCAATAAAGAAGGTATTTTATCCTTAAAGGATTCGACTAAACTAAGAATAGCAGATTTATTTAGGTAAATTCAGGATAAGATTCACTTAATCTTTTCTCAATAGTTAAATGATCCATGTTGTATTCTTTAAGTAAATCTAATCTTTCTTTATATAAATCAACTTTTCGTTGTTTTGTTTTTTTAACTCGATCTTTAAGATTTTTAATTTGTTCTTCAAGACCTACAATAAAATCATCAGTTGCTTGAATTTCATCATCATGTTTTTCAAGAATTTGAAATTCTTCAGAATCTTTTCCCCAAGTAATAGCTTGTCTTAAGATTCTTTCCCAATGGTTTAATTCATCACACCAATGTTCAGATTCTTCTCCACCTAATTCAAACATTTTAGTGTGGAATTTATTTAGAATTTCGTATGCTTTTTCAGCACGATTTAAGTAGTGTCCAGCTTTCATTTTTTAACCTCCGCTATTACTAATTCAAGTGCTTTTCTAAATATTTTGCTTTTATAAGAATCAAGTGCTTGTTGTAAACAATCTTCTCCATGAAATACTTTTGATGGAGGTGAAATAAAATGTGGTTGCTTACTGCTGTAAATATCACAATGTGAATACTTACCTTGATTTAATCTTGCATAAATACGAATAAATGTACTTTTAATTCTAATTTGAAAGTACCTAGCTCCGTTTTCGGTGGTTTTATTTAAAGTAATCATTTTATTAACCCCATACCATAGTTTTAATTTCTTCATCATTCATGTGAATGTGTAAGTTTTGTCCTTTAATTAAATCTTTAAGCATAGTTTCATTTAAAGGAATGTTTTCAGCAAAATCATCTCTACTAACGTCATTTGCTTTATCCCAAACTTCATTTCTATCTAAAGTATTAGGATTATATCCTCTAGCAAAAGCTACTATTGATTTTTTACCTTTATAGCAACTCATTACATAAATTCCTTCATCTTTAACTAGCCAAAAAGATTTTTTATTAGTGTACTTATCTTCATAAGCAACTTTAAATTCTTTAGCTTCAAGAGTTGCTTTAGCTAAATCTCTTAACTTTTTAGTTGATGGAAAAGTAAGACAGTGAACATCAGTGTTATAATTCATTATTTTTCCTCATTAAAGATTTGATTGAATAACGCATTAATGCGGTATAAGTCACCATTAAAACCCCAATGTGTTTTAACGTTTTGTAGTTCCTCATAATGAGCAACCAAATCTTGAACTTTTTTAGCGTTAGCTTTAAGTTGTTCGACTTTGTAATTAAAGTCTTTTTGTTGTTGAGTTAGTTTCATTGAATAACTTGCGGGTTATATATATATTATACGCCGTATTTATAAGTAATAGCTGTCAATAGCTCTAATGCGTTGCAATTGATGTATTCTTAGCATAGCTATTTACAGTTATTGAAAGTCAGTGCATAATAAATATGTACTTTATTTTATGTTCAACCCGCTATGAACTTACTTACAAAAGAACTTCTTAAGAAGTTACCACCTCTCGGTCATTCAATTCAAACCAAAGAGGAGCCCCAAGCTATTGTTAAATGGTTTACACCAGATTCAAACTTTACTTGGTACGTCGCCGAATATGATCCTGCTACAGGTCAATGTTTCGGATTAGTTGACGGATTTGCTAAAGAGTTTGGCTATTTCAACATTCACGAAATTAAAGCCATTCGAGGTCCATTTAAATTACCAGTTGAAAGAGATTGGTCTTTTGATCCTTGTAACTTAAATTCTTTAGTTTAATGAAAAATCTATTTCTTTATATGGCAGTGGGCTTTATTTGCTACACTGCCTTTTCTTCGTCTTTAGACAAAAGTACACAAATCCATTGTGCAAACGGAATACAACGCGCTTGCGCAGCTTTAGCAAAATGAAAGAACAAATGAAAGAAACAATTATTGTACAGTCTTTTAATTTAATTAAAGAACTTAAAGTAATTGTTCAAAGGCAACAACTTCAAATAAGTGTTTTAGTTGATGATGTCAACATGCTTAAAAATAAAATTAAAACTTTAGAAAAATGAATGATGCAAATTTTCTTAAATTAAAACTTTTAATTGAAGAACTTTCAAATGTTGTTGAAAATCAACAAAAACAATTAAATCTTCAAAACGATTTACTGAACATTCAAAAATTTAAATTTGAAAAATTAGAAGAAAAAGTAAATCTTTTAGAAGAATCATTAAACATTAAATCTCACTTAAATTCAGATGACAAACGCTTTATTTCAAGATGAATTTATAACTGAAAAAGTTTATAGATCATCTTCTGATTATTCCGCAACTGACATTAAAACGGAAATTAAATACAATGGTTTTACTTTATGGGACCAAAAATTTAATCCTAATACAAGACCAAAACCACCAACACCTGCACTTAAATTAGGTAGTATGCTGCATAAAGCAGTTTTAGAACCTAATGAATTTAATTCTTTTTATCAAGTAATTGAAAATAAAAGAACTAAAGAAGGTAAAGCAAAAATCCTGGAATTAGAAGAAAAAGGTATTGAAGCTATTTCATTTGAAGAAAAAATTCTTTGCAATGATATATGTGACGCTGTAGCTAATCACCCAATAGCTTCAGAATTGTTTTCTAAAGGTGCACCTGAACAAAGTTTTTTCTGGGATCATAAAGAAACAAATTTACCACTTAAATGCAGAGCTGATTGGATTAATGGTGATACTATCATTGATTTAAAAACAACTTCTGAAGGTGGTGCTCATGAAGATACTTTTTCACGTGCAGTAGCAAATTTTTTATACCATATTCAAGCAGCTCATTACTGCGAAGGAATTGGTCTTAAAAAGTTTGTATTTGTAGCTGTTGAAAAGGTTTATCCTTTTAATATTGGTGTTTATGAACTTGACGAGGAAACAATACAAGAAGGCTTACAAGTACAAAAAGAATCGTTAAAAAGAATAAAGTCTTACGTAAAATCCGGAATTTGGCCTGGCTATAACAAGCCAAATGAAGGAATTAAAACTATTAGCATACCTTATTGGGCATTTAAAAAATGACTGAAACTAATCCAAAAATAGCTTTTATTAAAGCATTACAAAAAGCACAAAAAGAATTTCCAACTTTAGGAAAATCTAAACATGTTAATCAAGGTGCATTTGGGTATGATTATTTACCACTTGAACAAATGCTTTCTTTAATACAACCTGTTTTACATAGCAATGGTTTTCATTTATCTCAACTTTTTGGTTACACGCCAACAGGTGAAACTTTAGTAAAAACTAAATTAGTTCATAAAGATGGACATGAAGAAGTAAGTGAATTACCTTTATTTTTACCTCCACGAGATTTACAAAAGAAAAATGAAGCTCATGTTTGGGGTGGTTCTGTTACCTATCAGAGAAGATACAGTATTAAGTTAATTCTTGGTCTTGAAACTGATATGGATAACAATATGGAAATTGAAGAAGAAAAGCCAAAAAAACAAAAAGAAAAAAGTTTAACTGAAATAATTACAGACCAAAGAAAAGAAGAAGCAATTAAAGAAGTATCAAGAAAACCACCTGTAAGTCAAAAATCTACTACTTTTGTTTTAGCTAAAAAAGCTATCGAAGATTGTAAACAACTTAAAAAACTTGATTCTTATACTGATACTTTCAACGATAGATTAAATGAAGGGAAAATAACTAAAGAAGAATACGGTAAATTAACTGATTTACTAGAAGCTAAATATGTAAATTTAACTGAACAAATAAATAGCTAATGGAGAAACAGTATTTAACCACTAAAGACCTCGCTTATAGATATGCATTAAAACCTGCAACTATTAAAAGTTGGCGAGATAAAACTAAAGCTGGTAATAAAACAGGTCCGACCTGGTACACATTACCAAAAACACATTTAGCGATCGGTCAACCTCGAGTTCGCTACGAGCTTCACCATGTTTTGGCATGGGAAGAAGCACACAACATTACACCAATTCATTCATTTTAAAAATTATGGCTTATCAAGAATTTGATCCAGCACTTACTCTTCCTGTTAACTTTACAGTTAGAGATAATCCTTTTGAAAATAGCAAACAAAAATATCCTAAACAGATGCGTTTGTTTATTCCTTTAAGTTCAATTGATGAATTTTGTAACCATATTAAGGCTGTTGCAAAAATGAAAGTTGAAACGGGAAAAGTTTATGACATGCGAACTAACGAAAGAGAAGAAGTTGAAGGTATTTATTTAAATGGAAATGGTAGAAAAAATACATTTGAAGATGATGAAGATTCATGCTTCGGAACTATAAATCCTAGAAGAATCCAATTAGTTGAAGAAACGGAGGACATTCCATTTTGAATCAAAAAGAATATGACGCTGCTATGTCTCAACTAAATGATCGCTATTTGAAGGAGTCAACAATGACCAATGAAGATTATTTAAGAGATAAAAAAGCAATTGAACTTAAATACTTAAAAACTAAATTTAATTCTAATGATTGATTCTGGCTATCCTAAATTAGTTTTTAATAAAAATGATTTTACCGTTACCACAACAGGTGACGGTACTATTCGAACATGGACAGGAAATTATGAAGAGGATACTAGGACTGAACATGAAAAATTTTTTGGTATGGACGAAGAACAAATTTATAAAAAATATGGTATTACTTTTACTAAAACCAATATTTCAATCGGTGGAAAAGTTCAATATAAAATGTCTAGCGACTTTGAAGCTATGTTATGGCTTATAAGAAAAGGCTTTGTTAAATATGTTAGAGGTAAAGAAGTTTGGAATGAAGAAGCATTAGATGAAGGTTGGGAAAATGCCTGGACTCCTCCTGAAAACTATGAAGCACCAAAAAAATCATCAGAGTGGGGTCATGTTTATTTTGTTGAAAGTAAAGGCTACTGGAAGATTGGTAGAGCTACAGCTTCCAGAATAAAAATAAGAATAAAAGAACAACAACCTGATAAAGTTTTAGCTGTTAGCCCTCGTCGTAGTGATTTTAAATCATTAGAAAGAAAGCTTCATAAAATGTTTAAAGATAAAAGAGTTCTTAAATATGAAGTTTTTAGGAATCTTAATAAAGATGATATAAAAGTAATTATGAATGAATTAGGCAATAAAATTAATATAGTTATGTAATTATATGAAAAAACCAAAGTTTCCATCAGATCCTTACATTGGTAGAATTTTTTTTGATGGTGAAAAAACTTATGAATACATAACAAATCCTTTTTATAAACAGATTCCAGGAGTAAAACCGCAACCTTGCTGGATTGATATTTCACTAGAACTAAAATGAAAAAAGTACATTCATCTGTAAAACTACAAAGATTAAAAAATATTAGACGTAAAAATTTAGAAAGAAACTTTTTAGATGTTCAATTAAAAGGTCAAGATCATTATGTATATATAAAAGAAAATGGAAAAGCACAAGTAATTTATGAAGAGGGTCGTTGGATTGCAGAACATATAAGAACTGCTGTGCTTAAATTTAATTATGAAGTTGATAAAATTGATAAATTATTAATACGAGATTTTACAGATAAAGAAATTAATCAATACGAAAAAGCTTTTTTATAGGATTACTTTTTTTTTCTTCAGATAAATTTTTTTTAACTAAAGCAGCTTCAAGTTCAATTAATCTACCGAGCATTGAAGCAAGAAAAACATCTTGATCCATTTGATGTCTTATTAAGTGAGTGCAATATCTTTTGATATTGTCATAATCCTCGCTTTTCATAATGTCCCTGCATCGCATTTCAACAGAGAGTTTAAGTTCAGGAGGTGCTTCTTCTATTTCAATATTTAAAAATTTCCTCATTGTCTTACAGGAAATAATTGTTTTTCCAAAATATCTACAGCACGATCATCAAGACTATTTGACGTTTGCTTACATATAGCACGTAAAAGGTCTACTACTAACCGCTTTACAGTTGTAGTTGTAAGAAAGGTCATAAGTATTGGTTTTAAAATTTTAATCATAAAAAATGTGTGTTACTTTCCAAACATAACAACTTTTGCTAAATTTGCCATAAAGCCTTTTATTTATGGAAGATCAAGAAAAGGAAGGTAATAGTTTAATTGCTAATGTGGTCCAATTAATTATTCTTTTTTGGAGTTTAGGAGTAATTTCTTGGTCGTACTTTAATCCAAACCCTACAAGGCAAATTGATACAACTTTCGCTGCTGGACTCTTGAGTGCGGTTAGTGCTCAATTTGGGCTAAACGTCAAAAAAGCTAATGACAAAAAGAAACTTAATGATAATGTTAAGATAGTTGACAATAAAGACTCTAAAGTTGGAGTTGTAAAAAAATGAAAAAACTTCTAACAATTTTGCTGCTTTCAAGTATGCCTGCTTCTTATGCTGATATTACTTCTTCAATAAGTTCATCTGTAAAACTTGAAGTTTCAGCAGCAGCTACAGCAGCAGATCGAATTGGAAATTCATATAGTGTTTCAGGAACTGGTGTTACAACTACAGATGGAACAACTGCCGGAAGTCTTGGAGGTTTAGGAGCAGCAACTAATGGCGTAAATGCTTATACACCAATTACAGCTAGTCAGCTCACAGATGGCGAATCTTTTTCTTATACTGTTTCACACACTACTGGAGATACCATATCAACAAGTTTAACTACAGGAGAAGTTTCACCCTTTGGGGATTTAACCTCTACTTCAGGAGGTACAGCAACAAATTTAGCTGGAACAGTTGATAATCATGTAATTACAGTAACTGCAGGATCAGCTGGTACTACTGCAACAGGTCAATATGTGACAACAGTAACTGTAGATTAATGAATTATGCGAAAGCTTTTTTTATTAGTTTTTTTATATGTTTTACCAGTTAATGCAAATATCGTTCCAAATTTTGTTCAGGGTAGTATGCAAAGTACAACAAATACTCAGAGCACTATTACAGAAAATATTACCAGTACAGATTATTTTGGCAATTCGTATGAATATACAGTTACAGGAACTGGAATTACTACAGATGGTGCAGTTGCACCTCCAACAACAACAGTTACGGGTACAACTTCAGGACAATCGTATAACTATACAGGGTTAGATTTATCAAATACAAGCAAGCCACAATTTACTTTAGTAAATCCAACTTCTGGAAATTCTTTTCAATTTACAGAGACGTATCGCGGTCCAGGTGGAATTTCAAATATAACTTCAATAACAAGACAAATAGAAACAGAATCAGTTATTACTACTACATCTGTGTTCTCGCAATAATTTTAAGTCCAGTAAAAGTATTTGCTAATGCTGTAAGTCAATCAAATTCAGGTTCAGTTACTAATCAGAATTGGAATGTAAATAATGGAAGTTTTCATACAAATCAATTTGGAGGTGGAGTTGTTTGTCAGGGTGCAATGATGACAATTACACCGTTTACTACATTTAATTCAAATTATAGAAAACCTTATAGAGATTATTACAAAACACCTGTTTATGATGAAACAGATATTGTTGGAGATTTTGATGATAATGGAAATCCCATAGGAGACGGTACGCCTGATAATCCAGGAGTTATACTTTATGAACAAATAAATTATTCAGGTACAAATAAAGATAGTTATGCATTGGGAACTGGAATAACTTTAAATTTTTCAATTCCTTTAGATAGACAATATACAAAGCAATGTAAAGAAGCAGCACAAGTTCAAAATGATATAAATAAACAAAAGCTTAAAAACCTAGAACTTGACTGGCATTTTGCAAGATTAAAGCATTGTGGAGAGAAAAAAATTGCTGGAATCCAATTTTCAAAATCAAGTCCTTACTATAATTTATGTAAAGATATAGAGATTGTACCGCGTAAAAATCAAGTTATTCCGCATCAACATTCTTTGACTTCCGAGAAGTAACTTTTTTTACAGCAGTTTTTACAATATTTTTTAAAAAATTAACTATTAAAGGACTTGTAGCAGCCGTAATTGCAATAAGGCTAGTATTGATAATAAGAGGAGGAGATGGTATCCAACGATCAACAAATCGAGTTTCTTCAAATAAGGTAATACAGGTTTTGCCATCTTCAGAAATTTTATGGCCTACAACCTTTTCTAACCTATCTTCTGATGCATACATACCAACTCTTAAATCTTTGTCACCTGGACATTTTATAAAAAACTCTTCTTTTTTCTTTTTTGGTAACTCGGGTTTTTCTTGTTTATATTCAGGTTGCACTTCTTTAACTTCTTCTTTTTTTTCTTCTTTTACTTCAGTAATTTCAATTTTTCTTCTGTCATATAATAATGGTTCAAATGTTGGCATTGACCCATATGGACAGTTTATTGTAGTTCCACTTAGATCATCTTCATAAAGTGCAGTATTTTTAAGTGAAGCATCTCTATGTTGTTTATAACAACCAGGTAAAACTAATGAAGGTACAGGTATATTTAAAACATTATATGGGTTATTACCAGGAATATTTATAACAGGAATACTAATATCTGGAATATTGATATTAGTTATTTCCATTTACAAAGGCAAAGAAGGCCCTGTCATTTTTGGCATTTCTAATGGAATTTGTTTTTTCATTTTATCTGTTAAATCGCCCATTAATTTATTTTTTAAATCTCTTTCAAATTCAGGACTTTTCATATATTGAATTGCCACATATCCAAAAGCGGCCATTGACCCTGATAACAAAAGAGACAATAATGAGGCTATCTGACAAATTTTATTGAACATATGTGGAAAGAAGCTTTTGTTAAGGCCCTAGCACCTATTTCTTTAATGGTGCTGTTTCTGATTGTGGGCTTGGCTCCGCTATATCTGATGGCTGGTCTGATGACTCGATCTTTTTCAAGGCAAGTTCCCCAAACTGAATACCGCCCGACAAAACCTTAATATTATGTTCTGCTTCAAGTAGTACCTTTTGAGCATGATCTCTTGTTTTGACTTGCTTATCAAGTTCTTCTTTCCACTCAAGGATTTGCTTTTCAGTGATAGCTTGCATAGTTTTTTCTTTTTATACTAGCAACACTTAGAAAGGTTTACCAGTTGCGGTTTCTGGTGCGTTAAGTTGAGCCATTAATAGATCTATTTCATCTTCATGTGCTTCAACTCCAGTTTTTTCTTCGCTTCCTGCTGGAACCATGTATTCGGCATTTATTTTTGCTTTAGCCCAACCTAAAACTGTTTCTTCAGTTAATGTTGCATAATCTACTAATGTACTAGGTCTATCTAAAAAAGTTCTTCCATCTCTTTCAACGGTTTTACCGTCTTCCGTTCCAGTAATTTTCCAATGTACCCAGCACACATAATTATCTGATGTTTCTCTTTCAAGATCTGTTATAGACCAAGTTTTTGTAATTGCCATTAGCTAACCTCCGTTAAATTCATTTTGTACTTTTTACCGTTTCTGTTGTTCAACATAAATATTGTATCTTCACCTTCTTGTAATGTCCAATCTCCCCATGTTCCATCAACTGAATTACCTCCAGAGCTTTCATTAGATAATTGTAAATCGTTAACGTATAAGTTTTGCCAACGATTACCTGATGCACCTAAATCATGTGAGCCATAAGGTTCGCAATTGCCATTAATTTGTAATTTTTTATTAAAATAAAATATTCCTCTATCAGTATCAAAATGGCAATAGGTCGTGTTCATTGGACCTATATCAACACGACCAGAGTTAGTTGCTACTCTTAAAGTATTAGCGTTTCCTTCTTGAAGGGAAGTATTAGAATCATTAATATCTATTTCGGATGTAACCTCAATTCCCCCCGAATGTGTGAATAGCTTTAAAGAATTATTATGGTAGAGTTCAACCGCCCCATTTAATATTGTTCTTAGCATCCACTCATTATTTACATCATTGTAAATGCCTGCTGTATTACTACCATCATGCATAAATACAACACGACCATCTATCGAATATCCCTCCCAACTATTAACTCCACTAGCGTTTACCTGTACTGAGCCATAATCACCTCCAACATCTGATAGATAACGATTATTTGTTCCTATATAG